TTCTATTCCAACCCTAACTTAGATTGCAAAGTTCTGTAGAGTAACTCTAGCATAGTTGAATTCAGCTCTTGGTGTAGCTGTAATTCCATATCTAGAGAATGTACCTCTAACATTGTTGAAGTTATCTGGGTTAACGATTGTTCCAGACATCCAGTTAGCATATGGTGAGTATACGATACCTGCACCGTATGTTGTTTCCTTAGCCTTGTAACCAAGTGTAATGTCGTTGTTCATTCTGTTTGGATCACAGTAAATTGTTACTGTGCCGTTTCCAAGAGAACCAGCATTATAGAATGTTGACTTATTGTGAGAAATCTCACCAGCCTTCCAATCTGGCAACATCTGAAGTGCTGCTGCTACCTGTGGAGAACATACACCCCAATCAGCTGGAGCAAGTCTATTGAACATTGCTACTTTTGTACAATACTGGTACAATCTCTGTGCAAGAGCACGATGTCTATCAAGGTAGTTACCTGATGTACCATTCAATTCATCATCTGCCCAGTCAAATCCACCAACCAACTGAGAAATTACTATATCATCAATTGCGTTCATAATCTGACGGTCAATTTCATAGTTAGTCTGAACAGCTGCAACCTTTACAAGTTCCTGTTCAACATCAATCTTGTGGTAAGCCATCATATCCTGTTCAGCTTCTTTTGTCCATCTAACCTTCAATTTACGTTCTGTTGTAGAAACGTCCATGTGATCAATGTCAAATTCCATCTCTGGGATATGGCTTGTTCCTTCCTGGTTATAAACGATAAATACTGTGAAAGCATCTTTTGTCAAATCACCTTCAAGAACAGTAAGAGCTTCAGCAGAAGGTGTTACTACATTTGTAGCTGTATCAACTGTTACAAGCTTTGTAGCTCCATCGTCTGAGTAGAACTCAATTTTCTTACCATCAACTTTTACATACTTAGCCAAAAGTCCTCTGTGGTTTGTGTTATTAAGGATTTCAGCTCTCTTATATGTGCTAGACTTCAATGCATCTTCCTTAAGGAATTCAATTGCATTCTTTGTTACTTTCTTTGCTTCTGTTTCATCTGAACCCTTACCAATAACGATTGGGCCGAGTTTTTCAGATGTATAGTATGTAGAATATGCTGGATTTGTCTGATATGGGTTACCAGAGAATTCATCATTTCTTTCTACGTTTGACTTGTTATCTGAATATCTATATGTGATATAGTAGATAACACCTGTTGGTTGCTGCAATGGCTGAACTGAAACAAGCTTGTTAGCAATAAGTTCAGGCATAACACGTCTAATAACTGGGAACATTACCTTTGGGATAACGTAGTCACCTACAGCACCTGACATCTGTGGAGCTTCTGTAAGTGTTCCATCTTCATTGTCTTCTGAAAGAAGAACGTTTTCCAACCAGTGTGCTGGAACAGTTCCTTCAGAAACCATCTTTTTATAAGAGTTCTCAAGAACCAACATTGTATTAAGACGGCTATCAGCATCAGAGATATCCTCTGCAATCCAGTTCCATCTGTCGGCAAGTTCTTTTTCATATTTTGCCTTATCAACTATTTTATTCATTTTATCAAATACCTCCGATTAAATGTTTGCGTATGATTTAAGAATATTTTTTAAACTATATTTATTTTCAGCTTTTGGCTGATCTAAACCTGTAACACCTTCTGTAATGAATGAATCGTCCTCAGTTCCTTCAGCTTGTGTACCACCAGCTGTGTCATCTGAAGATCCTGTATCATCACTTGAACCTATGTCGTCTGAAGATCCTGTATCATCGCTTGATGAACCATCATCAGAAGAACCTGTATCATCTGAGCTTGATGTATCATCATCTGAAGATCCCTCAGCTTCAAAAACAGAAGCTAATGATTCATAGATGTTATAGAATTGCTCAGTTACTTCATCTGGACTACCTTCTTTAATCAAAGAAAGAATCAACTTCTGAGTCTTTTCTGAATAAGGTGCTAATAATGAAGCTAAAGTTTTACTTCCTTCATGAAGTTCTTGCTCTCTTCTCAATGTCTCTACTTCTTCTGAAAGTTTTGTGATAGTATCTTCGTAAGCATTGTCACGATAGTTTTCTGAAACGAGAGGAGCAACAATTTCCTTTACTTGTTCAAAAATCTTTAATTCTGGGTTGTTTTTAATAACCTCAGCTGTAACTTCTGCACGGATACTTTCTTTGAGTTCATTGAGACCATCTAACATTTTTTCTGTGAACTCTTCTCTAAGCTGTTCTCTATAAGCTAAGTTTTCTTCTTCGAGTTCTTCGATTTTTGCCTGTTCTTCCTGCTTCATTTGCTCTACAAGCTGATTAGTCACAGTTTCTTTCCAAGCCTCTAAAGATTCCTGGATATATTTTTGTGAAGCTTCATCTAGCTCTTCATTAAGCAAATTAAGTTTTGCTGTATCGGCCATTAATAAACCTCCGTTAAATAAAT